TGTTCTACGAACAAAATCCGCGCCGGCTTCGGCTGTGCCGGTCAAGCCTTCGGTAAAGCCAAACACACCGGATGCCATCGCGGATCCGGCGTTTTTCATATACCCAAAAGCGCTTGCCGTCGCAGACAAGTTTTCAATGTCATCATGCGCCAGTTTGGCAAACACTGGATCTTGCAACTGCCTTTTTAGCACAGGATGCCGGCTGGCTTGCGCGGCCAAGGTTTGCAACTGCTGTTTTTGTGCCACTGCCGGCAAGTTGCGTTCAACCAAATCTAACGGCAAACCTGTTGTTTTGGATAAATTAAGCGCTTGCGCGGTTTTGTCCGCGTTGTTTTTGCTGGCTAGCTCTAAGGTGTTTTGTAATTGCCGCTGCTGTTGGGCGTCTTGTGCATCCAAAACCGCATCGTACACATCAGGTTTTTTAACCGCTGACGTGTCCGCCGGTTGAATGTCCAGCGGTTCGCCGTCCAATATTTGATCGTAAATATCCACTAATCAAAATACCCCGTGTTTTTCAAGGACAGGTATAAGTCATAGGTTTCATTTCTGGCCTGCCTATCCGTTAAGCCGCTGTCTGTTTTGATGGCAATACGCTCCATAAACCATTCCAAATCGGCGTCTGTAATGCCTGGCAATAATTGCAATACCCATGCGCAATCAATATCAGCCGGCTGAGCAATCAACGGGGCTTGCCAGCAGCAACCCATAGTTCAGCAATGGCTTGCTCGGTGGCTTGCCGCCCGCGTTGTTCCAGCTTGCTAATAATCAGGCTGCGTTGATCGGCGGGAATAGCGCTCAGTTTGATTTCTTCACGCCCCACTTTCACAAACGCTCTGTCAATGGATTGCTCATCCAGCAAAGCCACCGGTTTTTGAGTTTCAAACCCAAACAAACCGCCGGAGTCAAACACCTGATCCACCAGAACGCCGTCAATGACTTGTTGCAATTCTTCGGTGGTGGCTTTGCGTTGTTGTCCCAGCGTGCTTTCAAACTCCCGCACCCGCTCATCCACCAGCGTTTCAAATTGCCGATATTGCAACAAGGCATCATTGTTTTTGGCTTTGCCGTCTTCTTGCAAAATGCCGGCCTTGATGGCCGCCGATTGCAAGCGTTTTTGCGTGCTGATGACTTCTAAATGTGCATTGGTATCGCCACGCGTAGAAGCTTCTTTGATCATGGCCAAGCCTTTATCCAAATGGCTATCGTCCAGTTTATCCCGAAAGGCCGCCACAAATTGTTGTGGGGTCATTTGACTAAGCGCTTGCGGGGTCATGCTGACCACATCCGCCCAGGCGGCAGGGTCGTGCAGGTCTTCGCCTGTCGTCACTTTCTTGGCAAACTCGGTGACTGCCATTTTTTTATCGATCGGCACTTGTGCGCTTAGCTCAGCCGGCAACGCTTCAAACGCCACTTTGTTGGTGTAAATGTATTGCATGGCTTGCGCGGTGGCATCGTCTTCGCGCTCTTTTTGCGCTTTGAGTTCGTCTTGATAACGCTGTTCCACCAGTCGTAAAGTTTTCTGCTGCAGTTCGGCGCTGGCTGGGCCTAGCTGTGAAAGCGCCGTCTGTTGGGCATCGCGTAAGGTGGGCTTGGCATATTGCCCGGCTCCGGAGGCATAGGCCTTAAGGTTTTGACTGACATAAGCCTGGGTTTCCTCAGGTAAGGCGGATAGCCATTGGGCGCCGGCTTGTTTAAGCGCTTTGCGAGTGGCACCGGGGCCAGCATTGTACGCGGCATAAGCCAAAGCCAAATCACCGTTAAAATCTTGTAACTGCTTCTTAAAATACGCCGTGCCCAGCGCCTGGTTGTATTGTTCGGTTTCCTGATCTTGTTGGGCATTGCCTGTTTTTGCGCGTCTAAATAAAGCCGGATTCCAGGGCAAGCCCGCCAGCTTGGCCGCTTCCGGGCCTGTACTTTCCATCACCTGCATTTTGCCGATTGCACCCTTGGGGCTGGTAATGGGCTGACCGGTTTCGGAAAACTGCCGGTTTCCTGATTCCGCCATGGCTAGAATATTGATGGCCCTATCGCCTTCAGGTGTCACCATGCGCGGGTAAAGCTCACCAATCACCGTTTTGCTGATTTGCATGGCGGTGGTGTTGTCTTGTTCCTCGGTAATCAGTTTGGCGGCTTTCAGCATGTCGCTGGCTTCCATATGCCCGCTGAATTGCTGCAATAATCGCGTGGCGCTGGCGTGGTCCTGTTGCTGTAGCGCGGCTTGTATGGCGCTATTGATGGCCGAGGATGCGCGTTGTTTGGCGGCTACCTGGCCAATTTCCTGGCTGCCGTGTTCCAGTTCGCCCAGATCCACACTAAACTGTTGAATATTATCCAATGCGGCTTGCACTTGCGCACCGTCATTATAAAACAAGCTCATTTGGCGTTCGGCGGTATCCAGGCCTTGCACCAACACGCCGCGTTTATACACGCGGCCTTGCTCGTTTTCGTGATTCATCAAATGACCACGCAAAGACAAACCAGATTGATCAGCACGCTGTTTAAACAGCGTGCGCTGGTAATCATTGCCCAAGCCCTTGATGATTTCATCAATTTTAGCTTGCCGGCTGTCCAACACGTTATCGGTTAAGGGCTTGCTGTTTTGTTGGGTAAACACCGCCGCGCCGGTTTGCCTGCGCCAACCGTTATCACCAAACGCCGCATCCTGATCGTGCTGAATCAATTGGTTTTCGGCATCCTGCACCCGTAAACGATTGGTATCCTCCAAGGCTTGCAAATGCATCGACAAAGCCGCGTGTTGCACAGCGCCCAAAGCGTTTTGCGTGGCCGCCAACGCTTGCTGTTGCCCGACATCCAAAAACCCATCCAGACCGCGACCGACTTGGCGGGCATCAGGCAAACCGGCTTGCCGGACGCCTGCCGATTCCATGACAGGTACTTTCATATCAGCCCTTTAAAATGTAGATCCGCCGCCATTAGCCCCACCGCCACCGCCGCCCGCTTTTAACGCGCCCGACGAGGCATAAGACGATGCCGAACTCAGCAGCGAAGACATGCCGGCCATTACGCCGGCTTTAGTAGGATTGGCTTGCCGCGCCTTCCATTCTTCAAACCCGGCAGAAGAGCGGTAATTCATACCCTGAATGTCATAGCCCCAGGCTTCGCGCGCGGCATTGCTTTGAATGGTGGCCACTTCTTGCTGACCTAAAAACTCGGTCGACGCCAATAAATCCAGCGCCGATCCCTGGCTTAAATCCACGCCATTAGACGCTAACGCCGCCCGCTGTCGTCCCAGCAATTGAGCCCGTTCGGCCATGGAGCGTTGCGCCTCGATTTCGCCCCGCTGTAAAGCATCGCTGCGTTGTTGCGCGGCAATTTTGGCGTTGTTGGCATCCACCTGGGATTGATAATTGGCCTGGCGTTTTTGGGCAGAAGCTTGCTGGGATGCCGTGACGCCGCCCACTGCTGCACTCACCACCGCCAACGCAACGGCGACATAAGCAAAACTCATGTTAAAAACCTCATAGATTCATCAAAAGACACCGCTTCGCGATAATCAATTGTTAATTCATCACCGGGGAAAAGGGTATAGCGCGAAATCACCCAAACGTTATCGGTAGAGTCCCGCCACAATAGGCAATTAGGCACTTTGGAGTGGTTGATATAACGCCCGCCAAAGGTCATTTGGCCGTCATAATGCGCGGGCAATATCAAAATGTCGGGTTCAATCCGTATTTTGCTAAACACTCCCAGGCCGTCAATGGCTGAAGGTTTTAGCTCAACCCGGTCTATGTCCGTGTTCACAAAGTCTTGCGCGTTTGTGTGTAAGGCCTTTTGCGGGTGTTCGGTTAAAAAAGCCTGAAAATCAAGCCGGTCTAATTCGCTGTGATGCTCGACCCAAAAGCGTTGATAGGTTTCAAAATCATTACACACTAGATCCCGTTCACACGTTTCAACATCTTGCGCGTCCGTCGGATGCACTGTGATGAATATCGTGTCTTCATGCGCCAAGCCAAACCGTTTAGCGCCGGCTTTAGATGTAAAGCGGGCAGGGCCAGTGATGCGCTGGTATCCATCCTGGTCAAGAATTTCAATGTCGCCTTTTAAGACTAGGCAAAAATGGTCGTATTTATGAATTTTTCCGGTTAACGTACTGCCCGCGGGGATAAACAGCTCGCGCATGTACATCCCCGGCGCAAAATGATGTGTCACCGGCAAATCCATGGGCGGCAATGTCAACATCATTTGCTCAATGCGCAAAATCGCTTCGCGATAATCAGACGGTTTCAATCCGGCCAAGAGCGGCTTTAGTTCAGTGCAAGTCGGCATCAGGTCTTTTGATCATTTTAAAAGGCACCACTTCAACGCCGGTTGCGGGGTATATAACGGATTCCTGCATTTCAAAGCCGCATAACTCAAGCCAGCGCAAAGTCTTTTTGCTGGAGGCTGCAGCCACGTTACTGAGTGCAGGCCAGGTATCCAGCATGCGATTTAATTCAAACCGCGTGCGCACCGTTACTTCGCGGCCATAACGCCCCATGGCGTTTGTGCATAACAACCAGGGGATGGCTGCATCAAAGTGTTGTTGTGGCGGTACGCAGCCGAAAATGCACACCAGTTCTTTATTCACTTCAACCGCTTGTAAATGCTGCCAATCACTACGCAACACCGACAACCGCACGGCAAACTCCATTGAATGCCAACCGACGGCCTTTAAGTCGTCGATGTCTTCCTGGCGCAATTGTGCGGTGAGGGTTTTAATATCGGTTTCGGTGGGTTTTCTGAAAATGCAGTGCAGCGCTTTAGCCATTTATAGAGGCCTCAATCCTTTGTTGAATCACGATAATTCAAATAGCGTTGTTTGTGCTGTGGCCAGCTCGAACCGTTTGCAAGCGGCTTCGTAGTAATCTTTATCAAGTTCAGTGCCTACAAAATCAACACCGAAATAATGCGCGGCTATGGCGCTGCTACCGCTGCCTAGATGGGTATCCAGGATTTTTTGGCCGGGTTTGGCGTAGTTTTCTAGCAACCATTTATAAAGTTTAATAGGCTTTTGCGTTGGATGAAATTTTTGCTCCCAACCTTGCTCACCTTGCATAGCGCCACGTGACATTTCAAAAACCCGCAACGCTTTATCAAATGAAGTAAAAGCAAGTTCGCCATCCGCTAGTGAAAAATTCCGCTGGCCTTTATCCCAAAAAATCCAATGTTGTGACGCTGGCAAATAAGGCGTCATATAATTAGCGCCCCACACAATTTGATTTTTTGAAACACGCCAAAGCTCATCAAAATACCCCTCCCCTGGCGCTTGTTTATCCCAATCTTTTTGGTCACGAACCACCCAGCCTTTTCCGGTATACGTTTTTGCAAAATTGATACCATACGGCGGATCAACAATAGCCAAATCGAAAGCCTTATCAGGCAAGCCGCGCATGTATTCCATGCAATCCATGTTCAATAACTCAACCGCCAATGGACACCTCAGACACCAAATAAATGACTTCAAACGGCAAGGGGTCGGATTGCCTGATAATGATTTGACCGGTTTGATTCCAGTCACCCATCACCGTCAGTTCATATTCACCGTCTTTCAGCAAAGGCGACTGGCCATAGCTTTCAAACGTGCGCGGCTTTTGCAGTGTCATTTTGTCAAAACTGGGCCCGGCTTCAAAAGGCCCGGAGTTTTGCACCCTGGCCCAGACTTTATTGATGCTTTTAACCCGACTTTGCCCCAGTGATGTATCGTCAAAATACACGGGTAGGGTGGTTAAATAAGCGCTGAAAGGCAAGCCAATTTGCGCTTTAGTCACTGGCGTTTCCAGCGTAATGGAGCCGCCTATAACGGTTTTGGGTGCCATTACTGCGCCATCCCCGAGAATAGCTACCTGTTTGCCTTCCAAATGATCCAGTCCGCTAATGACCGTGGCCGCTGTGCCGCTGTACGTCAAGCCGCAGTCCACATAAAATGAATTCTCTTGCAGTGGCTGCAAAAAGGGCTCCATACGCTCTATGTATTTGGTAATAGTGCCGTCTATCGTGCGATTGACGACCATGTACAACGCATCAATACCGTTTTCAGGAATCACACAAACGTTACGAATGCCGCCGTCATAAAAAGCCGCAGGCGTGCCTGTTGTATGTTGATGCCAGCCCATCACTTCATGTTCGGGTGAGTAGGTCATGCCCAGCAGTTTGCCGTCACTGCTGACACACCACAATATAGGCCAGGGCGCGTTCATATACGCCATGTCATTAATCGTATTGCCATCAAACAAATGCGCGGCCAGGATGCTTAAGTCCTGAATTTTGTAGCCGTTCATCTCCCAACTGTACGTCATTTCGCGAATGTGGCCGCTTCCGTATTCGGCGAACAACACGATGTTTGTGACCACTTGAGGCTGAATAGGCGTGGCGCCGATTTGGGATTGGATTTTGACGTTAATCGTGGAAGGCGTCAGCGCACCATTGCCGCCGGTTACACGCCAGATATTTGCGCCTGTAAACACCAGCAAATCTTGCAGATTGACTAAATGCTGAATCTGGTCAGAGCGGTTACTCATCATCCGAAAGCGTAAGGCATTACTATCCTGGCTGGGAATCGTATACGCCATATTGTAATCAGACCCGCTTTGTGTAGCCCATAGATTCATTGGCTCTTCAGTCGTGCCGGCAAAGATGCGCCGTTGTTCAAAATACCCGACTGCCGTGGGATTGGACGTATCAAACGGATCCTCAAACACAGGAATAGTGCGCGTCATGTCCGCGATGATGTTGTCGTCTGTGAACGTCAAGCCCTTGGTTTGGCCAATAAAGCCATACGTGCCATTGGCTTGCTTATAGACATTGTAATAAGCCGCGCCCGTGGTGGTTGTCCAGGAAATGACGTTTTCATTCCCGTCTAACGTCAAGTCATTGGATGCCGGATCAGAAGCTGGAGAACCGCGCGATTCTTCATAACCGTTTTTGCTAACGGCTGTAATCTTGTAGCGGAAAGTAATATTGTTCCCGCCAGAAACCGGAATCACCGTCACCACCGTTGGTTTAGGCGGTGCGGCTTGTTTGGTGGTGAAATCAATCACCGTTAGCGTCCAGTTGGTATTGCTGATGCGGGATAATTCGCGCGGTTCATATTCCGGATGCGTCAAGGTAATCACATCCCCAGATTGCACATAATGCAAATGGTTTACATGCTCGCCGGTGTAAGGCGTCACGATTTCATAAGGCACCGCGCCATCCATCACCGTCGCACCCAGGGTATGTACGCGCATGTACAAATGCCCAAACTCCAACACAAAGGATTGGCTGTTTGAGAAGATAAACGGGATCAGCCGGACATCATAAAAAAAATCCGTGTTGCCACATTCGCGCACAAAACGCGTGCCAGGCCGCTTAACAATCGAGCCTTGCGGCAACGTGATCATGTTTTTGGCTTGAGACAAGCCGGATTTAAATTTGGTAATGTCCATCCGCCCTAATAAGCGGGGCGATATTTCACCGCCGGCGAACGATTGCCTGATGAGTCGTAGACTGGGCATTATTGCCTGGCCTGTATGCCCGCAGGCACATAAGTGGATTTTTTGCGGAAAGACAGGCTGTCGCGTTCGGTGGCGGTTTGGCGTAATGTCCTGGCCAACTCTAGCATTTTGATAGCCGCTGATGCGCCGACGTCACCCTTTAAAATAGGCCCGGCCAAATGATGCGCCAACAGCGCCGAAAAATACGCCACAAAACTGGGCGAAAAATGCGCGGATGATACATCCGAACTCACATACACCAAGCCAATCGGCGTGGTATTGGCATAAACCACCTTGTCCCCATCGGCATCGATTTCGATGCTGTAATCGGTAACGGTTTGACCGGCTGAGCTCAAGCAAATGATGTTGACCAGCTGCGAGGGCAGGGCATAACAATAAAGCCAATCATCCACCGCGTCATTTGTAACCGGGGCTAATATCTGCCGACGCGTGGCGAATGAATAGGCGTGTTCATCATCTAACGCTTGGCGTAAGGCAATTGGGTAAAAAGTGGCGCAATGCATAGCCTGCACAGATTGCTCAGGCGGATCAATGCTAGAAACCGTAGCCTCATCGCCCAGGCGGGCAAGGGCTAGGTTACAGATGTCAACGGGTGTGGTCATGTTTTATGGGGTGGTTTATGCAGAAATGGAGCCGAACGTTTTCCAAGTGCCAGGCGATCCTGCGGCTGTGCAAACCCAACCCTCAGTACCACCAGCAACAGGGGCAGAGTTATAGACGCGCTCGCCTAATTTGTGAGCGCCGGTTGTGGGTGCTGCCGCTGCAAAATTGATGGCTGCTTGGTCAAATTGCAAAAGCCTGTCAATGTTGCCATAGCGATTGGTTATTGTTAGCCCGGATGTGCTGTTATTGATGTCGCCTGATGTGATGTTGTCATAAAGATTTGTGATGTTTAGTGTAGTGGCGCTGCCTGTATTTATAAAAAATAGTCTGCCGTTGCTGATATTCCCTTCGCAAAAGTCAATATTGCATGCGCCGCCTGTATTCAAACGTACTAATCCAGCCAGGCTAGGCATGTCAATATGATTCCGTCGCAGTGTGATAGTAACATTGGTATTCGGGGCGACCAGATACAGCATGGCGCCGTTGGATGATGCGCCATCAACATACAGTTTATTATTATCAAATAGCCATTTTGCGCCAGCATTGGCAGGAAATGCAGCGGGGGCAATGGCAAATTGCGAAGACAAGATGCCAATAAATTTGTTATTAACAACTTTTGATTTGGCGTGTAACGTGCCTTGATTTAGCGACCAATTGATAATGTTATTAAACGTGACATCAGAAATTTCAAGCTCAGAATCATCATTTACGTTATCTACGCCAAAAGACCAAGTATTCGATGTGTTTTTTGAATACAGCTTAGACTTAGTTAACGACCATTTAACCGGGTAATTTGCCGATGTCGCGCTTGGGTTTGCGGAATGCGGATCACGCACGCCGGACGTGTAGGACGTATCAACAAACAACACTTGCGAAGATGTGCTTAATGACTCAAATTCGCAGCCGTCGATTGTTATGCGGTGATTTATAGCTGACATATTGACAGCGATTGTTTCAACCAGCGCTTTGCAGTTTGTTAGTGTGACATTGCATGCTCTGAATACGTTAAAGCCTAGCGTTCCTATAACTCGGCAATTGTCATAATTGACATTCCACGCCCCATTGTGCGTAGAAAACCCGCCGGCGACCCGCTCAGCCACACAATCAGCATAAAACGAATGCATTTGACCATAGGCATCGTCGAATGTGTGCCAGCCGTGACGACCTACGCACTGAGATGTGAAACTCATCCAGTTGCGTTCACGTAACACGCCATAACCATAATAGTTAGGGCTTCCAGATACAAGTGGCGCCACCGTGCCTATGTCATTTGTATAACCGAAATTATTGAAGGCAGAACGGCTCAAAAAGTCATACGCATTACGACGCAAATAAATTTGAGCACGGCATTTGCCGTCTGTTACGATCTTGTCCAGCCACACCACTTTGCAACCATTGATCTCCAGCGCACCAGTGATGATTCCGGCTGTGTCTGTAATGATTAAATTAGTGTTGAGCCAAGAAACCGGCTCGTTTAGGTGGTAAGCATTAACAGTAAATGATGCCAGCGTGCCCGATCCGCCCGATGCTGTTATTTGTGCGACTGTGATGTCTGAAACAGTCAGGCTTTCAACATAACACTTGTTTCCTGACCGCTCCCGATAAACGTAATAATGCAGAGAATCAGCATGATCAGGCCCGGATTTATAAGGGCACTCAATTTCTAGCAAATCGCCAGAAGTTAGCCCCGTGACACTGGTCAAATCTAAATAACTTCTGTTTTTCGTGACTTCAGAAGTCATTGTAGTTGTCAAAAACGGCGTTGGCGCTGTTAGTTTTATAGAAGCGTTGTCAAGAAATAATGTAGCGCCTTGTAGATCAACGCTTAACGCTCTGTCGCCTGTTCTGTCAATTAAGATATTGGTTGCAATTCTGTAGGTTTTGGAAGAATCAGAAACTAATTTGATACCGTTTTGTGAGCAATAATTCAACGCATCAAAAAATGCAACAGAATCATCAACAAGTCCATCGCCTATAGCACCAAAATCATCAGGCGTTTTATGCTGACCGCCTAACGATTCAGTAAAGAATTTCTCGTTTCCGTCCTGGTCTAAATAGCCTATTTGCCGATTGGTTACCAGATCGTATAGGTTAGGAAAATTGCCCGTAATATAGCCGCTCATAACCTATCCGAATTAATGCTGCGTTGTGAATAACTGGCGTCGTTATCGATGTGATGATCTGTTGCCCGATAACGACAAGCCATTTTGTTAATCGCCTCGGCCATCAATCGCATGGATTGATTGGTTTCGTCGGAAATGCTTTTGATGGTTTCGTTGGTGGATCTTTGCCTAACGTCAACAATTTCCGACCATTTATCACGCTCCTTAGCGTGCAAATCCATCAGTTTTGACAGGTCTTCGCGGTGTTTATCTTGTAAGCTGTTCAAATGTTTTGAAAAACTGTACAAAACATAAAACAGGGCAAACACCACCAGCCCAATCAAGCCGCCGTTGTCTGCCCACAGGCCTGGATTAATCACCTGATCCGCCACGACTACACGCCGTCTTCGTAAGACAAAGCTTCTGGCGTTGCGGTCGTTTCCTCCGTTTCCACATCCGCTACGATGGCTTCTTTTTTGCGGCCACGTTTTGGCGCGTCTAACGCTTCCACATTGCCGCCAGGTTTAAAGTTGTCCGGAAAATCGGTTTCAAACTCTTGGCCCTCTGCGATTTTCCGATTTTCATGGCCGAGCCATATCTCGGCATGCGCTTTATATCGTGCCATAATTAAAGCACCGCAAAGCCGCTAGGGTAATATTTGCCCACACTCACATCGCTGTCGGTCAAATAACAAGTAAACGAACCCGCCGTCAATGGCCCCGTGGCCACGGTATAGCGAACGCCTAAATAACGCTGGCCAATGGGCAAGCTGGTTAAATTCGACTGCGGCACGCACAGTACAATCGGCGCCCTGCCCAGTACCAAATCGGCTTTAGGAATGGCACCGCTAGACACCAAAACAGTCGGGGAAGATAAATCCGCCGCTGCCGAAGAAATGACCTCAAATGTCACAGTAGCCGCACCCGCAGCCGTGGCTGACACATCCACGCCAAACACGGCATAAACGTCCTCGCCTGGCCCCATGTCGCGGTTATCAGTCAAATCGACTGTATTTGTGCTGACCGCCGTGGCTGTGACGGCTTGGGCAGCAGATAATTTTAGTAAAGCATCAGTCAACATAGCGTTAAACTCCTGAAAAGGTTGCGCGGCGAACCGCGCTAAAAATTAAGAAATGGGGGTTTCGGCAACGCCTAACTGGTCGACGCAACGCACTGGAATGCCCATGAATGTCAATTCTTTGTATTGATCGCCGAACTGCGACAATGCATCTTGTATGCCCAATGCTGAAGAAGATTTTTCCAATGCCTGAATCATCAAGCCTTCTTTAATGGTGCGATTGCCATAAAATGCAGCTCGGCCCATTCTAAAAGACGGAATGCGATGAATCGCTTTCATCATCAGCTTGATTAAATTAGTAGATGCATTGGATGCTTGTGTACCGGTTACACCCACCCAATCAGACACGTCAATATTGGCAATGCGCACCAGATAACGCCAATCCTTAACGACCAACCCCGCATCCCATTTGTACAATGAGCGTGATGCTTGGTAATAGTTTCCATTAGCATCAGCAACAGATTCTTCGCCCAAATCGCGATTCACCAAACCGGCCTTGGAGCCTTTAGGGAAGGGACAGAATACAGTTTCTTTACCCCAAACCACTAAATACATAGACGCATTATCTGAGCCAGAACCGCCCGCCAAAATGACGTTTTGGCCGTTGCCGGCTGAAGTGCTGCTGGCACGGGTGGCAAAGCCTGAAAAGGTTTTCAGATCCACGCCAACATTGCCATTAAAGATTTTGCCAACCATTTCTTGCGACATCGCTTCAACAAACGCGGAATCCTCAGACAGTCTAAACGCCGCACTATTGCCATTCAACTTCAACAGATCCGCGTCGATATGTGAACGCGCTTCCAGCATTGCGCAGGGCTCAGTGACTTGCGCCCGTGTAGATTTGCTGCTGGGTGTGCCAGCGTTGTAAGAACGCCAATACACATCAGGCAAACCGGTGCGGATGCTGACAACATGGCTGGTTGGTTGGTTGGCTTCCACATACACGATGTCTTCTAAAATTTCGTTTTGTTGTGAGAGCAACTCGGCTAAAGGGTCAACCTTGCCGTCCGGGGTAAATGCTTTGGATACGTCGGCCAGGGTGAGACTGCCCGCTGATAATAAAGCCATGTCTGGCCTCCTATGGGTTCATATTGGGGAAAAGTTGTTGGGCCATCGATTTTTGTTGGGGGGCGGCTGGCCTAAGACCGCCCACCAATGAATCTTCTGAAATCGCTTTGCCTACGCGATAAAACGCTTTGATCAGCTCGGGATGACTGCCAATGCCGGATTCAATCAAATAGGTTTTTAATTCAGGCGTGCCAAAGGTTTCTAAAGCCTTTTTGACAATAGACATATTGGCATCCAGTTGCGGCCCGCCGATTTCCTTATCGTTTCTCACAGTGTCTTCCCAGTTCTGCACCTGTTCAATCTTGCGCTGATCCGCTTCGTCCATGATGCGCTGAGAAAGCTTAACACCCACGGCAGCCAATTCCTTGGCTTGTTCCGCAGTCATGCCTATAGCTTTAGCGGCTGTTTTGTATTCAGTGGCCAAATCGGCATAATCCGGCAAGCCTTCCATCACAAAATCAAACTCATCCGCCACCGGGTCGGCGGGTGCGTTTTCGGGTGTGATGTTTTCTTCTGCTACAGGATCAGCCGGCGCAGGATCGGCAGGCAAGTCAAGGGTTGTTTCGTTCGAGGGGGTGTCCATGGGGTTTCTCAATTAATAGATGTAGATACAAATCAGGGTGCGGTTCAAACTGACTCATCAGCCATAGGCCAATATTGCGCTGGCCTTCTTTAAAAGCCGTGGCATAGGCATCGCCGGGGATGTAACTGATTTGGTTGACGCCGCAGGTGTGCAGCAAGCGCTTTAAAAATCGGCGGCCTTCGGGTAATACCAAAAGCGTTTTAACGTCCTGGTTGTCCTGAATAGCCTGCAATTGCTTGGCTTTTTCATCGGCCTGGCCTTCTGGCGATTTACGGTATAAATCCTCAACAAAACTCATGCCGCCATGCCTAAGCGTTTTATCAGCTCGTTTGTGACTGTGCCGGGTGTTGTCGGCGTGTTGCCCAATTTAGACGCCATTTCCGCCGCCTGAGTCAACGCCATTTGTTGCTGTTGTGCGGCCATAGCCTTTGCACGGTCTTGCCGTACTAACGCCGCTTGTTCGCCTGGCACTATCAGTTCTGGATCGATGCCCAATTTATCGGAATACATTTCCGCCCAGTGATCCGCATTAAAGCGGTCTAACACATCCGGTTTGATGGCGGCAATTTCACCTAAACGTGAAACAAACCGATCAACGCCGTTCACTGCCGCCGCCTTTTGCGCTTGAGCCAGCACAGACACATATTCAATATTCAAATCCGCGCCTTGCAATTCTTCCGGGGCAGGGGGTAATAAGCCGCCTACTAGCAACCGTTCAAATACGGTTTCCACTAACGGATCAAGCAATTCATTATTCAAACGCTCAACCACCGGCCCTAACATCAACATCTTTTCTTCATGCCGTTCAGCCACTTCAGTCGCTGTCATGCGGCTATCGATGCTGGAAATCATCATGAACACATCGGCAAAGAACGCCGAATTAATGCGCCCGCGAATGTCTTGCACATCCAGCAACAAATTACGGATATCCAAAGGCACGTCAAACGCATTTTTGACACCTTGAGGCGCTGATAAAGGATCGTAATACGTTACGCCACCGGGCAAATAATCAGACTCACGGTTTTTTAAACTGCTAGGCACTTGAATCGGCGGATTAGCTTGGTATTCAATCGCCAAAGACTTGCGCGATTGATCTTGCTGCAGCTGTTTAATGTCGCCAAGCGCATCCATCGCAGGGCTTGAGCCGTACACATCGCAAGGCTTGGTGGCCCAACGGGGCGATACACAAGGAAAGGACAAAAACCCGGACTCTCTCAACAGCGTTTGATTATCCCCTTGCAACCAATAGCACGATTTAAACGGCATGTTTTTCGCATCTTTTTTGCTAAAGTCGCGATCATGACGCGGTTCAATCGCATGCCTGATGCTGTGCAATGTCTCCAGTTCGCCGCGTTGAAACTGCGATTGAATTCTGGCGGGCAACACATCAAAACCAAATTCACGCACTAACTGCGAAACAGTGGCATCAAATTCGCGATAAAGCGTTTCAACCTCATTCCGCCAGTTTTGAGCCAGCACATATTCGCCCGCAGTAAACGCATGCAAATGGATTACGTTTTCGTAATCATGACCAATAAACGCAGAAGCTGTACCAAAGGCGCCCAGCTCTTCATAAATGTGATGCAATACCCGATAAGCATTTGACCGGGCTAATACATCTTGAATTTGCTCAGTGACACCATTCAGCCAGATTTTCACCGGCTCGTATTGCATTAAACCGTTATCCGCCACAGACAATTTAAACCAAGGCCTTGATGGGCTGGTCATGCCGGACATCATACCCGCCGCCAATACACGCAGCGCTTTGGTGCCGGTATTGTCATAAATATGATTGTGTTTTTTATCGCCATCGTTTACACGCTGGTTAAAAAACCGTCCGGAACGCGGCAAGAGATAATCGGAAATGTCTTCCCAATGCGAAATCCAGGACGCCCGCTCATTCACCAACGCTTGCCAGCGCTGATTGAGCTGTTTAATCTGCAGGTCAGACATTACTTAAGCCGGCCCAACAGCGTGGATTTGCCCAACTTGTTTTGATCAATTTCGTCACCCTGGCCGCCCGTCAATAGCGTTGAACGAAACTTACCGCCGCCTTGGGCTACATTGCTGTTCATCGTATCCTTACGCACCGCCATCGCATCAGGCACCTTTGCAATCTGCGGATTCGGTGGCGGTGGTGGTGGCGTAGGCGCAGAACCGCCGCCGCAATACAATCGATGCGGTAAACAACCAAACAAATAGGTTTTCATAAGCGCTTTTTTTGATTAAGTGGATCAAACCCGCGCCGGCTGTCCGAGGCGGATGCAGATAAATGATTTAATTTTTTATTAACCGGAAACGCAAAGCTCAAAGCCAGGGCATCCGCAATGTTGGGCGAGGGCAAACCCCGCGCTTTCATGTCTTTTTTACTTTCCAGCTGGATTTTGCCATCAAGCCTGGCCACCGTTTCGGGGCTGATCAGCTCGTCGTACAGTTGCTGATTTTTTGGGATTGCCCCACCGTCTTTCAGCCAATTGCGCATCAACAGCCACATTTCTGCGCGTTTGTTCAGGCATCCAGGCTCACTAGACGCACTGGCAAACCAAACCAGTTGCCATTCTCGGCCCATGGTGGAGCCAGCCGAGGCAATGCCAGTACCATAACCGGCATCGATGAACACCGCATCCGCATGATGCTCGTCTTCAAGGTTGGCCAGCAGGTTAGCAATATAAACATCATTGTCATTTTTGGGGATCGTCCGCAACACCCAAAACGCCAAGCCTTGCCGCAAGCCAATCACTAACTGATCGTCGCCTTCCCAGGCCGGATCACAAGTCAATATCTTGGCAGCAAACGTATAAGATTCAGGTCGAAGATCCCGGCCATACGCCGCATCGACATCATTGGTGCTGATGAATTGCTTGGCGGATAGGCTAGGAAATAAGCCACGCACACGCACCTTAACAATGTCACTATCCAAACCATAATCATCCACCATGGATTGGAAATGCGCTTTGTTGGTGCCTTCCACATCGCGGCTATCAATCTGCCTAGTCACCCAGCGATGGCGATGCTTTCTAAAGCATTCCCTAAAAGCGCCCGTGTTACGCGTCGGGTTGCCGAACACAATCCAGATAATCTCGGTGTTTTCGTCGGTCAGTGCCCCTTCGGCCACTTCCCACACCGCGTCATCTATGGCGGATGCTTCATCGAATATCAGCAGAATCCGCTTGCCTTCGTTGTGCAGGCCGGCGAATGCTTCGGTATTGGTTTTTGACCACGTGACAAAATCCGCCCGCCATTCGCGGGTGTGTTTTTTGTCCACACTAGAAATGCTGGTGGATTGCGTGTCAAACCATCCGGACGTGATCGACAAGCGTGACCATTTGCCTATTTCCGGGCTGGTTTTAGTCCTGAGCTGGGTTTCCGTGTTGGCTGTAATGACCACCTTGCAATCTTCGCAAGTGCTTAAGGCCCAATTCACCAGCATGCCCAGTTGCGCAGATTTGCCAATCCCGTGACCCGATGCCACCGCAATTTTTAGCGGTTGGTAGCGCGTTTGCGGATCCTGCAAATGCGATCCGATAATGCGATTAATATCAGCTTGCCAGGCTCTTGGCCCGGCGTGGGCTTTTAGCTGCCCATTGCCCCAGTCAAACGCGGACAACGCCCAGCGCTGCGGGTCGGTGTCACACTGAGCCGCCAGTTGTATAAGTTCATCCATTGAGCCGCTGTCTAGCCCTGGCCAGTCGTTCGGCCAGTTCATCGGTCACGTCCAGCGTCACCTTGTCATTCAGCATGCCCAAATGACGCGCGGCTAACGTCAACGCCGCCGGTTTATCCCAGAATTTAATTTCCTTAGTTTCACCAATCACCTGGCCGTCTTCGTCGCGCACTTCCAGAATTTTTATGGATGAAATCGCCGCGGCAATCTCGTCTGGCCATTCTTTGACCGGCAAAAGGGCGTTGTTTTGATCGAACGCTTTGCGCGGATCTACCAGCCCGATGCGGCCAATTTCCCGCAATACCCTGTCGGATGTAATTTTGGTGCGGTCACTGCGTTCAGTCATCGCAGCAGAAACAGCAACAGAAATGTTAACATTTGCCAACAATCGCGAACCTTGCGTTCTGGCTGAATTTCGATTGTCTGGTGTCGTGTAGCCCGCGCGAATCGCGGCATCCGTCGCATTCAAATCCTTTAAATACTCGTCAACAAAACGTTGTTGCTTATCTGTTAACGCCACACATCACCTTTTTAAAACGTCATTCCAAAAAAAAAGCCCGCTCCGTTTCCGGGCAGGCTTTTTCTATTTTGGGATTTTATAGCGGGTTTTTGGGTCAATGTCAATAGGGTTGATTTTTTGTTATTTTCTTGATTCACGTAAAGCTAAATACTGTTTAGCCATTCCCCATGACATTCTAATCCCATCAATAATAAAGGGATATGCAGGTTTAGCCTGACTGTCTCCACTTGTTGTTAATTCCCTGTAATTGCTGCCTGGTTTGTGGTTGTAACCAGCTAAAAAGCCAAGCGCCTGAGCACGTAAAATAATGGAATCTGAATTTGCAGTTTTTTAATCATGTTTATTCTCCAATTTAACGCTTGGCGGCTGAATATCATGCGATTTTTTAATCGCGGCTTCGATGATAACAGCCCGGCTTTCTGATTGTTCAGACATCCATTCAATCAGCCACTTTGGCAGTTTTACATGGATTGATTCTTTTTTTAATTTAGCCGGTGCAGGCGGGCGGCCTGCTCCTTGACGCTTTCCGCCTTTAGTTATCATAAATGTTTGGCTAAAATTTTGCGTTCTGATTCTGTCATTTCCGAATAACGCAAATATTCATAACTTCCGTGCTCTCCTTGCCAGCAAATACCATCGAGATCAGACGCGCTATGGTTCCTTCCTTTTGCTTCTTTTACGGCTTGGTTACGCGTCATGGCGTAAGACGATGGTACGTTGAAATAAGCTTCATTGGCTCTTGATTCTGCTTGCTCTAGTGTTGACATCTTTGCTCTCCAATTAATTCGATTCAGACCATTTCCAAACCGTTGATATTAGTGTACACCATAATTAATAAAAGTCAACACTTAAATCAAAATAAATTAACAAAACCCATTAACTATCACCTTCCGCCCCGCTGCACCTCCGCATCCAAATCCGCCACCGCTCGCACAATCTGCCGATAGCGCCCCTCCCAATGCCGCCGCCACGCCATCCGCTCAACGCCTGATGCCTCCTGTATAGCTCGGCTGGTTAGCAGCTTGCGCCCGGTGCCATTGCAGCCTGGACAGGCTTTGAAGCCAATATGCCCCCGGCCTTCACACACATCATGCACCATCGGCATAACGACCTCATAAGTCGCAATCGCCGCCAGATTGCAAATAATCGGCTTGCCACGCTCGATAGGCCATTGCTGTTCAATCGCCATGCCCATCGCCACCACACGCACCCATGCGATCAAATTACGCAAGCTGGCCTCATCCTGGCCCCATTTAGCATACGCCATCAACGTCGCACCATGCGTCAATCCCGCTAAATACCCCGCCAGCTCGGAACGCGTCAACACCACGCTGCTAGTTTGCCTATCACCGTCTTTAAAAAAAGCAGATCCCGCAGTCAGCAAAGCAATCAATTCAGGATTAGGCATTATTACCCCGCTAAATAAAATAAAAAATGATTCCGTCCCAGACTTGAATACCCAGACGGCTACTGGGACGGCTGCAAGCATTGGTATTCGTGACTTGTCCTAGTGTCCTAGTGAAAAGTAATAAAAAAAACTTAAAACACGTATTCGATGTATAGAGATATAAGCAATAAAAACAGCGATAACGTATGCATACGTGCGCGCGCGGGGTTTTTACTGGGACACCCGGACAAGCCACGAATACCAAGGCTTGCAGCCGTCCCAGTTTATTTTTTATCCCAGACACTGGGACGAACTCCCAATCATGGCAAAATCGCCGCCGGTTATTCTTTGCGGGCATAAAACCTTTGAAATAAAGCCGATTAAACCGCCGCGCGAAGACGCCGGGCGTGGGGCGGGGGGAGAGGGCGCTAGTCATCATCGTCAGGCGCAGGGCTAAAAATTTCGGCTCTAATGCGCTCCTTTTCGGGGCGCACATAACCCCAGCGCCTATAGTGCCCGGTCGGCTCCCTGACGCGCTCCCAGCCTAATTTGACCATGATCCGGCCAACCCTTGACGTAGCGCGGTTGGCCTCGTCAATTTTGCTGCGTTCCATGCCGCATGCCTTAATCAACAAATCCAAGGCGGTATAAAAATTCGTCAGCTTTTCTTTAGGATCGCCCACGAACAACGCAATGGTTTCCTCCCAGGCATCCACACTCAAACGCGTGCGCTGCTCAGGCTCGAAATACAAGGCCTCTTCTTGCGGCGTAGGGTAAAAGCGCTCGCCGGCTCTAAACGCAATAATCGCCTCAGCAAACAACTGCTCACGATTCAACCGCAACCATTCGTTATCCACTTCAGTGCAACGCACAGGCCAAATACGCCGGTTGCCGGTTTGATCTTTTAAATACTGATCCAGATTCGTTGTCCCGCCGAACATGCACACACGCGGCACTTCAATAGGGCGCCGATCATAAGGCCGCCTGAATTTGTCTTTAGTAATCGCCAAAAACGACTTAAATGCGGTATCCTCAGAACGGCTAAACATGCCCATCTCGGCCATCTCCTGCAGCCAAACGCCTTGGATAGCCATGTTCCCTTCATTTGTCCCAATTTCAAACGGCGTTTCAGAAAACCACGGATCCGCCAGTATTCTAAAAAAACTGGACTTACCTTGACCCTGCTTGCCTTCCAAAACCAGCATGTAATCAAACTTCACGCCAGGCCGAAAAATCCTGGCTACCATCGCGATCAAAAAAAAACGCCCAGCCAATCGCAAAAAATCGGTCTGCGCGTTATCGGTAATATAAGACAAGTAATAATCAAGCCGGGGCTTGCCATCCCAATCGGGCAAGCCCTCTAAATATTCCTTAACAGGATGGAACCGATGCGCATTAGCCGCGTGGGACACACCTTCCGCAATCGTGGCCAGCGACTTAATCAAAACCTCAATTTTATCGACCAGCCATTCGTCCAGCTCGGAATCGTCACTATTTTCCCAAGCGCCTATCGCATCGCTCCACGGTGTTGGCCGCAACTTTTCCACCTGATGCGAGAATTCGTTATACCCAATTGCACCCCGCAACTCCGGATGCATGCGCAAAATCTTGGCGACGTTCGAGCGGCACGGCTCAATGCCGCCTCGCGCCTTTTTAGTCAGCGCATGAAACCACGCGCGATCAGGCTCGGCATCGCCCATCGGTTCCTTGCGAGCGGAATCATCGCCAGAACCCCCGCCACCAGCGTTAGCAGGGTTTTCGCGGCGGTTTTCCACAGATTTCGCCGTTTCTAGCGCTTGTAAATGCGCTTGTGCATAACTTAACACCTGCTCAACAGGCCATTCCTGCAAAGCGTCCGCAATATCCCAGCCGCTTTTAACCTCGCCAGGCTCAGGAACACGCACAATAGATACCTGGCAACCAAAACCCAACAAAATCTTGGCAATTTTGGCCGCCGCCACCTGTCCAGGCTGCGCGTCATACGGCAAAAACTGCCCGGATTTGTCTTTTTGACTGTCACAATCCGGCCAGATCCACACCGCACGCCCAGACAATGCTTGCCAATCGGCCTTATCCACCGCCTTACAACCACCAGACCATGTCAAACACGCGCGATCAGGGTAAACAGATTCCGCCGCATCCGCGCATTTTTCCCCTTCCACGATCAACACCGGCGCTTTATGCCGAGGATGATCCACATCCGCCACCGTCAACCGATCCAGCCCATACAAAGGCCGTGGCACCGTCCATTGCATCCAGCGCCAATCGCGCTTATGACTGGTGTCATGTTCGCACCACGTCAGCGGCAAAACCTCCTTGCCACCCTCACTGGTCACAAACCGATAAACATACCCCAGCACAGCCCCATCCAGGCCGCGATATGTCCATACATGATCAGGCAACCCCCGCACCGGGTGCGCCTTAGGCGGCTCAGTCGTATCCACACACGACAACAAAGGCCGCCAGGGCGATGTCGCTGCAGGGTTGTCTTTTAGCACACCAGCCTTAACCGCCTGCCTCTGCGCCTGGGCTTCAGGGCCGCGCGTAGGCTTCTTGCATTCAATGCCAAACCGCTCAGCCAGCTGCTTCGCCGCTTCGCCTTGCTGATTTTTGCAAAACAGATAGGCATACAAACTGATCGGATCGCTGCCTTTTTCATCCGTCGCAAAATCGCTCCAAACGCCTTGCCGCACGTTAACTGAAAAACTGCCCTTGCGACCATCGGCACGCGTCGGATTCAGCGCCTGATACTCCGCACCGCTCAACATGCCGCCGGGTATCCACTCACTTAACAACGAAGTAAACTGCCCCATCGCCGCGGCATTAATCGCGGCAAAATCAATTTTTTTAGCCATAGGGGTCAGCTATAAGTAAGGCTGCACAACATGCATCACAGCACTTTCTAAATAATCCATCCCCCGATTATTAAAAATCAAAACATCCTTATCATTCAGCAGAATGCCTTTTTCAGACTGATGCGCATCATCCTCCACACCCTGCCGCTCAATATGCACAATCAAGCCACCGGCATCGCGTATCATCGCCGCCTCGTTTTCAAAGCGCACGTCATCAAACACCACGCGAGTGTGCTGCTTCATTAAATGCCGCGTCACCATCACCCAGACATCAGGATGCAAATGATGCCGGCCCCACTCAGTCCCGAGTGTTTGGCACAAATAACGATATGAAATACCCAGTGGCAAAATTATTTGCTTTTTGTCCAACTGAGCCGACACAATCTGCTGTTCATCCAGTCCCAAATTCAAAAGCAGCGTCCTGGCCATCTGCTTAATTGTCCAAGCAAAAGACATAGGCTCAAACCCAAACTTTTGAACAACCGCCGCCGCAGCCGATTTACCCGCGCCCTTTCTCCCCGTAAACCCGATAATCATTCAAAATCCTCCGCATGAGCCGCCACAAAATCCACACCATCAATCAACCAAACACGCAAACACTCGAGTACCAACAACACCAAAGCCAGCATCAAAACCACACCGGCCAGCAACACCGTCAACACCATGGCGCAATGGTCTAACGTGCATGCGCGTGTCACGCTTCGCCCCTGGACTTATCCAAAGTGTTAGAGATAATGACCCCAGCCTTTCTAAGTCTGACCACGGCCTTGATTTCATGCCGCAGCCATTCCGACACTTTCCGATCATCCTGCATGGCGTAATCCTGAATATCCCTTTTCAGGTCTTCATCCAGGTGAAGTTTTATGTCTTCAAGGCATTTGTTCATTTTGATTTTTTGGCTTTATGTTTTTGATAATGCTTGGCTAAATCATCCAGCGAAATATCAAAACGCTCGCTTACACTAGACATGTATTCAGGTGGCAAGCGTTTACGACCGGCTTTTATATTGCTGACAAAGCCGAGAGATACGCCAAGGAAATTGGCCAGTTCTTTGGTGGGTATATTTTCAATCATGGGCAAAGAATACCAAAGGGTAAACTAAAAAACAATACCCTTGGGTAAACGACAAGCTATTTACCTTGTGGTAAAAATACGAATGAACAATAAACAACAGTCAAAACTGCAAGAGATAAGGCGTAAAAACCTCGAGATGGCATGCGAAATACACTCGCAACAAGCCGACATTGCCGCTATTTACGGCTGCGAACCTAGCTACATTAGTAATCTGATCAAGGGCAAAAAAAACATTGGTGAAAAAACAGCAAGAAAGTTAGAAGAATGCCTAAAAAAACCGATGCATTGGATGGACACGCCGCAGGCATTAATGCCCAACGATGAATCAAAACCATTATTAACAACAGAAAAAACTTTCAAACATCAATGCCGACCGCGTGTTGTAGGCACGGCTAGATGCGGAGATAAGGGATACTATATGGACTTAGAAGGCGGAGATGGTTATTTAGAATTTCATGCAAAGCCTGGATCGGTAGCAATAAAAATTAAGGGGCACAGCATGCACCCCGCAATCAAAGAAGATTGGTTTGTGATTATAGAACCAGAAAAATCGCCAGAATTAGGGGAGTATGTACTAATCAAGTTTCGCGACGGTCGAAAAATGGTAAAAGAATTGCTCCAAAAAAAATCAGACGGCTATTTATTGCTATCCGTTAATAGCGACGAACGCATCACAGCACATCATGCCGAAATCGAAGGCATAGAAGCCATTTCAGCCATTGTCCCACCAAGCAAGCATAAAGAATGGTAATTTATAATGATTCATAAACATGTTTTTCTGTTTTTTTTAGTTTTTATAACAGGTTGCGCAAAAACATCAACAATTCAACCCGTCAGCACAAGCAAGTCTGAATTTGAAAACAAGCTGTGGAATGGGGAAACCATACAAATATCAACCCCCACAAGCGGAGAGGAATCGTTCCGAATTTTCCATCAAGGTGCTACAGGATTTGTCCCCGTTTCAGCCTTAAGACGATCAGCCGAAACGAGAGCAACAGCGTTTTGCAGTCGCAAAAATAAATCGCTCAATGTTATACAAGAAACAGCATCAACTACCCCATTAGGATTAGGCGAGTGGCCAAGCATTGAATTAATCTTTGAATGTGTTGCCCTAAATTAATCAGCAAAACAAATTAATTATTTAGTGCGACGCCTATAGTCTTTAGCGTTTTACCCTAAAACCACTTCAAAACAAAAACCGCGTTCTAGCGGTTTTTTTATGCCTATTGAAAAAAAATTTACCAAAAGGTATTGCAATAAAATTTACCCTTTGGTATCTTTTATCTCAACAGCAAAAGGACGGCTGTTGATTGAAGCCTCCACTGCCCGGTGAAAGCCGGGCTTTTTTGGTAGGGATTAGGATCTGGAAAACCCCTGCTGGATAGCATCCAGGCACGCTATCACTACGACCGGCGGGGGTTTTCCAGATGCATAAGCCGGCGTCCTCGGGAGCCGAAAAACGGCCCGAGTCAGTCACTGCTTTATCACAGAGTCTAAAAAAAAGCTTATGCATCTTCCGTCAAACGGGGAGAAACGCCTAAGCCAGCCGGGTAAGAGCTGGCACTTTGACGCATAGCGATTGAATGGAGATTGAAATGACAGCCACAACAAAAAGATTAGGATTTGTTGCTCAGTTAATAAACGCCGGTTTTGAATGCAAAACTGCAAATTCCTGGTATTGCAACCTGCCAAAGCAAACAAGAAACAAAACCGATAACAAAACACTGATAGAGCAGTTTAAAAACTGGGTGAAATCAGATGTTTAAGCTTGCTGGTCTGTACTGCATAAGCCCAATGCTAATTGCGTTGATTGTGCCAAGAATTTCAAATCTTAGCGCCGAAACTGTTGTTTTTTATCTTGGTGTTGTCTTTGTTTCAAGCTGGCCCTTGATAAACGGAATTGCTTTGTTTTGCGCCTATAGACATGGCAGATACAGCGAAGAATGAGTTTTCACGCATGGCGATTGGCCGGACTTCCGCATCCGGTGCGGTACGTTACAAAGTAGCGACAGTCGCCAGCCGTGAAAGTTTTGAAATGATTGGTGTGATCTGGTTGCTGTGACGTTGTGTAAATCCTACAAGGTATCAACCATTTATAGACCAGTCACCAATCACTTGAAAGCTTTTTCGGTGACAGTCGCTAGAAAGCCAGTGCAAATGCCTTAAGTACGCTTGAAGCATTGCCGCGACGCCCTGGAGCAAGGCCACCGATATTTTTTAACCTTGGAGGTAAAACATGGAAACACTGGCAGACACCTTAAAAAAACGCATTGCGCTTGAAAAGCAGGCGCAACTTAAACACACCGTTTCACAGAATATAGAAAGCCGATCAAACAAAAGCTTGCTGATCGTTTCAGCCGTATTGGTCGCGGCTTTTTACGCCGTAGCGGTCAATATTTATTGGCGGCTTGAATATTCAGCCGCCAAGCCCGGCCAGATCCTGGCTAAGTCAGAAATGACACCGCAAGAAATCAAAAACATCAAAAAGGCCATGAAATGAATACAACCTGGCCCATAGAAAACAACCTGGCAACTCTGGACAACGCAATCCGCTTTTTGCAAGACGCCAGAAAAGCGGAAATGGATAAGGTATTCGGACGCTTGCCAACGGGGCGGCTAGAACAAATCACGCAGCAAATCAAAACAGACACGCAATGCGCAATCCATTTATTGCAAAAAATCTCCACAGCCTAGCGTCCGCTGGGCTTGCGCCCCTTCCTCCCGGCGCACTGTCCAGCGGCAGGTGACAGCAACAACAGCCGCAGCGGCCTGGCTATGATCCTTCACACTCGGCCAAGAAACCGCCGTCCGCCGCACGATACGCGGCATTGAATTTAGCCGTCAGCCGATTGGCAACAGTCGGCTGATGGGTGGAAACACCATTAACGGCGCGGACGGGCATGGATGAGCTTGGCGTGGCCGGGCAGGGCATGGACATGCAAGGCACGGCAAGGCAATGCAAGGGCTGTTGATTCAGCCGTCAGCCGATTGGCAACAGTCGGTTGATGGGTGGAAACACCATAGGGGCCCGGCAAGGCGATGCGCGGACAGGCTCGGCAGGGCGCGGACAGGCAGGGCGTGGCTTGGCATAGTAAGGCAATGCAAGGGCTGTTGATTCAGCCGTCAACCGACTGTTGCCA